CTGCTTTGTATTAAAAATATCCACGCAAAAAAATAACACTCTAGTTTAAACTAGAGTGTTTCTTTTTTGTAATATGGTGCCGAAGGCCCGTACAATACTATACCGCAAAAATTTACGCTTACTTTTATTAGGCCGCGTCCTCTCACTGTTCGACAGCAACAGGCGCAGAAGAAACTTAATCCAGCAAATATCTGATTATATCCTGGCACTCTACCGGCAATAGCTGCCGTTGGGTTGTCAGGATTTTTTCTAACCTGCATCGAGCAGCACTAAGTAAATTATATGCACTTTCTTTTGTCACACGCAGATCAGCTGCTATTTCATATATCGAAGCTTCCTTGATATACCATAATTTCAGGATCCTCTCATCCCTGATTTTTAATCCTGCAGCTGGCAATAAAATTTCAAAGGCTCCTTTATACAGGCCATCAAGTTTATTAACAAAATTACTGCGGCCCATGCCGTAATTATAACATAAAAACTTTAAATCAAATTCTATTTTCTACCCAATTTTCTAAAATTTTGACATTAGACTGCGCGGGGGGTTGGCGACCATCGTTGAGCCCCCCACCCCCAGGAAGGACCCGCCCCATAATAATAACAATGAGCCTATCTTCGCAACACACATACCGCTTGTAGCCCACCACGCTTGCCACAGCGCTTGTCAGCTTTAGTGTGCGATACTTTCTATTCATACAAATATAAAACAAGGCAGAGCCAATCTATATATTAGGTCAGCCCTGCCAGTTTGAAATGATATGAAGTTTTACCGTTTATAATTCTTGGCCATCTTTTAGCACGAATGTTATCTTACATTCGCAACCCAAAGCCGCTGCTATTGCACGAAGCTCATCTTCGCTATAATTATTGCGTTTCATTTTGTTTGATAAGTTTTGCCGGGTCTGCCCTGTTTGCTCCGCCAGCTCGCCGGCCGTCATATTATTACGCTTTAATAACACTTTGATTTTTTCTGTTGTGGTTAACATTTTTTCGCCCCCTTTTGTCGCCTTTGATTATACACTTTATAGTTTAATTAGTCAATTTTTATTTTGCATAATACACGATTATTTTAAATATTTTATTGACAAAATACACTTTAAAGTGTATAATATATATAGAAAGTGAGGTGAGAAAACAATGTGGATTTAGAAAAGCTAGAGAGAATCTCCCAAATAATCGCAAACCTTGCAATTATTGGCACCTTCGCCATAGCGGCGATTGAAACCTGGGAGAAAAGGAAAAAGCCCCGAAATCGTCGAACGCGTCGCAAGCCAAGACGATAACGGAGCCTCGGGGGGCGGTGCAACCGCTCCCACTCTCTAAATAAATACTACCACATTGAACAGCATGAAGTCAATATTGACAGTCTTAACGCTTTATCTCCTCGCCCAAGTCGGGCGGCAAGACTGGGACAGTCTAACATCAATAACCTACATCGCAGCCGTTATCAGCTGTGGAGTCTACTGGATAATAGAAAGGGCGTGCAACAAATGACAAAAACCTACTCTGAAACAATCAACGTAAAAAGAATAGTATTGCTTAAAGCTTTAAATTGCAGTTCTTCCGGTATGCCCAAATATCGAATTATTGCAGAGGTAGACGACGGCTCATTTATGGAATTAGAAACAGCTACAAATTCAATTATTGCTTATGAAGTGACTAACCGCAGGTACAAAGAAAATTTAGTAATTTCTTTCCATGTGACAAAATCAGGCAAATGTATTATTGACGAAATAAGCAATGAATTAAATTTAAGGAGCGCATAACCGATGAAATTCAAAATCGAAAAAGTTGCAAATATGATTTTTATAACGGCAGATCAAGACATAATCTTTAAAGCGTGGGACATTACAGAATTTACCGAAAGAAAATTACAGAACGCAATCAAAAAAATTAACGGCCATTATAATGGCAAAGCTGAATTTATAAGGACATTTTAAAAGGAGCGCGCAACAATGAAGGCAGACAGAAAAATTTTAGCAATTGCAATAAAACACTTTGACTCAATAAAAAAGCGTGGCGATTTGAAATCTCGGTGCAATGACAGCGAAGATTTTGTGGAGCTGGCAGTCTGGAATATTGAAGCCGCGCTGCTTGAAGCCTACGAAGCCGGAAGAAATAACCCCAATAAAAATGATTAAGCCGAAACGCCCTGCAAAGGGCGTCAGCCGTGGAACGGTCACCCGGCTCTGATGATGGCAGACCAGAAAGGAAGTTTTAGAATGAAACTTTATAACCGCTTTAATTTTGATAAAAAGATACTTTCAATGCTTGACAACTTAGATAATATACCACGTACCCAGACTGATCCATTGCCAGGCGTAGGCGGCAGATTATTTATTATAACCAAGACACAAAAAAATGCTATTTTGAACATCTGCAATATTATTGATGCATTGAAACCAGAAGAATATAACACCTATCCCGATAAAGAAAAATTCTTTTGGGCCTGTATATGTAATAACGCTGATAGAGTCCTTAATAACTGCGTAGTTTACGAAAGATAATCAAAAAGAGATGCAACCATGTATAATTTGACCGCTGAACATGAAACACAAGTTTTTTATAAGGTTTTAAAAGATATCGTTATTAGAGATCTCAAAACCTACATTGCAGATTACGCCGATTACAAAACACAAAATCAATTATCACAGATTCTGCTGGAAGTGGATGAGCTTGCCAATGGTATTTTTAGTGATTACCAAGATACCGGCGATGATCTTGCCCACACCGACAAAATACAAATATTAGCAAAAAAATACTTTAACGTTTTAGATTAAATCCACAAACAAAAAAGCCGTTATTTAAACGGCTTTTCTCTGCTTTGGTAATCAATCGGATACTCTACCGGATCAGCTTTCACGATGCTATAAAAAGCAGCGCCCTCGCTTCCACATTCGTCAGTCCTGACTTTTACTGCTTCTTGAAACGTAATCAACCATGGCACTAAAGGCGGCTGCCAGCGTAACAAACATTCTGCGATTCCCTGCAAGTCCTCTCCCTCAAACATATGCCCACGTATAACAACAAACAATACCTTCCCCCCTTTTCACCAAGCATCATTATACGACCTGATAAATTTATTCGCAAGTTGACAAAATCAAATCTGCGTTCAACTGCTCAAAATAAAAATCCCGTGCAGCATCAAAAGTGCGTGTAACTAAATTTATTTGTGGTACACTATTTATACAAATAAAATATTGGAGGAATATGTATGTACGAAAAATATTCAAGACAAGCACTACCAACAAAAGAGTATCGTGCTTTGCTAGGAAGTGCCCTATGCGTTTTTAATTCTAACAACGCTTTTATCATTGAAAATATCTTGCGAAATGACGAAGATAAAAAATACAACTGGTATAAACTAATTGATTTAGAGTCTGGCAAACTACACTCGTTTATAAAAGAAATTATTGCAGATTCGAAAATAGCTGATTTGTTTATTAACATTGTAGATATGCGTAACCGAATAATACACAGCTTCCAGATAACAGATATACACGATAACAAGCAAAAACTAGCTACAAAAACTAAAGCACCTGAAAATAAACAGTTTATTATTACAGAAGATTATCTTATGGAATTCATCGAACTCAACGAAATCCTCAGTAGCCTTCTTCACGATTTAAGAGGTTATTAACTAAAAGCCTGACTACTACACTAAGTAATAGTCAGGCTTTTTGATTTTTTACTGTCTTAGCACTTCACAATACACGAGTTCATTTCTTATTGTCTAATTTTGGGTTTAGTGCAATCTCCGTTTTTTTATTTATCAATAACTTTGGCGATCACGAACCCAACAGCCGTACCCCAACCACTATTTTGAATATCTCGACGCCGCTGCACCTTCTGCTGGTGTTTGATTTGCTCGCTCAATTTCTGCAAGGATCTGTTCTGCTCGCTGATGAGCAGCTTTGCTTCGTTCGAGTATTTCTCGGCAGCTTCTAATCGTTTCTGCATTCTGTCGTGCGATACCCTCAGCCCGTTCAGCGTCGCGATTAGCTCCGGCGAGCTCTGCTCCAGCAGCTGTAAGTTCGTCTCGAACTCCGTCAAGCGCTGCCCCTGCTCGCTGATTATCGTCTTGAGCTCGTTGTACTGTGCCCTGGATATCGTTATCGTTTCCGGCGCTTCCACCGCCGAAACTTCCGCGGCCGAACAAGTAGACAAAAATGCCGAAAAATACCAATACAATAACGAAAATGCCAATATTGCGATCATTATTGCTTTGTTTTTCCTGTTCATTCAAGGTGCTCCTCCCTCCTTATGTACAGTTTTTTCCCAAAAGGTTCATAATGTTTTTCATATGCGCTAATTTTCTAAAATCTGTTCTTTAAAACAGCTCTTTAATATATCCGATCAATTTATCCACGCCGGCAATGGCCAAAATCCCAATGCAAATATAAAGAAATGTCCGGCCATGTTTCCCCAGCTTCTGGATCAGCGTGCGATCCAATTCTTTAATTTTTTCAATTTCATCGGAATACTCATCTAAAGCTGCATTTATTTTATCCTTCAGCTCTGCACGTTCTTCGTCGCGAAGTAATTTAACGTCAGCCTTCAGCTGACGAATTGCTGCTTTTAATGCCAATATATCCTGTTCCACTTTTTCTTTATTAGTCATTTTGATACACTCCTTTATTTTTTATTCAATCGGAATTCCCATAGTTTTAAACCAGTTGGCCAAACCTCGCAAAACATCACCGCCTGGTTGCATTTTTTCTTTTGTACCCGGATCATCGATATACCATAAGTCCCAACGCGTTTCTGGATCTCCGCTGTACGGTCCATAACCATCCAGCAGCGCAGCCTCGCAGTGGGTCATAATACAGTTTTTATCAATAGGTAGCACCAGCTCCCGGCTTAATACCGCAATAACCTCGGCCATTGCGGTTATCTGTTCCGGAGTAGGCGGATACGAGCCAAAATCAGCGTTATAGCCATTATTGGCAGTAGCGCCAAGACCACAACACAATGCAATGCCGATAGCTCCAGTATTTCGGTGCCAGGTATGCGTCCTGAGTTCCGTCAAGTCATCACACTCAATTTCGATACGGCCATCTCCCAAAATGCAAATATGATAGTCAGCTCGTTCTATATGGTTTGTAATATGTTGGCCAGCAGTCCAATGCAGATAAATCATTTTGATTTTCCCCCTGGCAGCTCTGGCCAAAGCCTGCAAATTATTATAGGTCTTATTATTCATGCTTATCCTTCCTTTCTTCTTCCCAGATGTCCGGTTCGCCGTTTTCATTTTTATCAACAAACGCCCGGCCGACAAATCCTGCTGCAGTAATAAGTCCACCACAAACTACAGTCACCAAAAACAGCCGCATTTCCGGCGTGTCTGCAGACTGAGTACGATACCAGTTATAAAACCAGCCGGCATTATATGCAATTACCTCAAATATGACTATAATCGCAAATGTCCATACAACGACCATGCTGCCTTTTGTCGGTGCTCGGCCAAATGTTTTTTGAATAAATCCTCGTATTTTTTCCAGCATATTTTCACTCCTTTAGCGGCAGCTCACGACAACGATTGTACAATTCCGTTCCGGTACCATTACCGCCGAGCCGATGATAATTTTCGTACAGATGTTCCAGGTTTTTCAGCTCTTCTGTACTAATCCTTTTTTCGGCAATGTAATTCTGGCAGGCCTGGAATAAGCGATCATACAATATGGCCAACAGGGCCTTTTCATACAAATTTTGCTTGATGACCATTGTCGCCACAGCTACCCATAGCTTATTACACAATCTGGCAACGATAAAAACCAATAACGAATATAACGCCGGCTGCCAATAACTGTTTATAAATTCCTGCATTTTATCCCCCTTGTTATAATGCTCCTATAAGGAGCTGATTTTTTATGATCTTAAAAAAACGAAAAACCAAAGGTCGAAGGCTGCCTAACGGACTTGGCAGCATCACAAAACGCTCAGACTGTAATCGGTCACATCCATACCTGGTCCGCGTCAAAGTTAACGGGAAATTAAAATCAATAGGCGACGCCGCAACCTATGAGCAAGGCCTTGAAATGTTACTGCAGTATCGCGACGATCCGTCACTGTTTGTTGATACAGTTACCAGTTTCAGCGACGTTTATGTACTAATGAGAACCGAACGCTTCCGGAAGCTGGCCAAAACCACGCAAATCAATTATGAATCAGCGTACAAGCATTGCAAACGTCTCTACAACAGGAAATTTGCTGAGCTAAAGGCAGCCGATCTGCAGGCCGTGATTTCTGATGTCCGGAATGCCGGTGCCGGATATGCGATGCAGAAGAAAGTAAGACAGATTCTACATCATATGTACAGCTATGCACTAAAATACGATATCATCACGCTGGCTGGCGACTATAGTCGATATATAGACATCGACCAACGCAAACCAAAGTACCCCAAAAAGCCATTCAACACACGACAGATCAACCGTGTAAAAAAACTCGGCGATAAATGGGCCATGACAGTATTAATGATGATCTACTCCGGAGTTCGCACCGGTGAAATGTTATCGATCGCAAAAAACGATGTAAAACTGCGCCAACGTTATTTCATCGTCCGTGAGAGCAAAACGGCTGCTGGCCGAAATCGTGCTGTACCTATCAGCAAGAAAACACTCCCCTATTTTGAATTTTGGATGCAGCAGCCAGGTAAATATATCATTACAGACGATTATGGTAATCAACTCTCATACCACCAATACCGAGCGCGCTTTGATGCTGTAATGACAGCCAGTCGCTGCAAGCATACACCGCATGAATGCCGCCATACCTGTGCTACCATGCTCGACAATGCCGGTGCCAACGATACGGCGATCAAACGTATACTCGGACACGCCTCGCAAGGCGTTACAAAAGGCGTCTACACCCATAAAGCCATCCACGAATTAAAAAAAGCAATCGACCTGATTTAAGGCTAGAACTGGTACACTTTCGGAACATAATCTACTATGTACTAATACCATGCAGCCACAGCAGTTATGCATTACAGCCGGTACACTATCAGTACACTTTGCAACAGGTCCTAATGATAATATCAAAACCCGCTCCCAGCAACGTTTACTCTTGTTTTTCTGTGCTTTCAGTTACTGATTTATCTTTGATTTCCGTTTCAGTTACCGGTTCGGACCTAATGCAGTTCACATTAGTACACAAGCCATTTTCAGCCATTTTATGACCACATAAGAAACAACGTTTTTTAATCATTCTATTGCACCTCTTTTCGTTGTATATTCTTCTACTAGAGCAGCCTTTTCTTCCATCAGTTCTGCTTTTAAGGCTTCGTTATTTTCTGCTACGGCCAAGATTATCTGATTATTGATTTCGTCAAACTGAGCCTCATATTCTGCGTCTAAGACCGCAAGTTTCTCTGCCGCTGTAGGTACATATGGCGGCTGCTCGATGTATTCGCCGGTAGTCATATCCCTTATGTACATCTTACCGTCCGGAGAGTTGCCGGACAGCAGCAGATATTCAGCATATGTCACCTCAATGTAATCTGCAGGGTTAAACGGAATATAGGTACCATCTTCAGCAATGGAATCAGCCAATATTTCTTCTGTATAGCCAGTAGTAACTTCAACCTGTTCATATTGGCCAGTTGGAATACGCTGTTCTGGTACCAATATAGTACCCTGCTCTGGATCATCCTCATAATGTGCCGGTATAACTCGAAGGATCTCTTCACCGTTTCGGAGCTCAATAATTGGCTGTGGCGGTATGATATATAAATTGGCATCCTCAATACGAGTATCGGCACGTGTGCCGTCTTCGGCAAATTTTATAAAAATACGTGCATCTTTTGCATTTTTTGGCATTTTTTCACAACCTTTCTATTTTATTTACAGTGGGGAAAAATCTTAGGAGATACTGTTAATCTTAAGATAATAAACTTCCCTGTTTCGTTCAACGAATGCTTTGGTGGTTTAGCTTTATTCAACGGAGATCCGGTCGCTGCTGCAGAATACGCAACAATAACTGACATAACTAATACTAATTTTAAAATTTATATGTATGCCAATAACGCTGGTACTGGTTATGCAAATGCAAACATTTTCTATTTGTTTTTAGGTGCTTAGCCACAGTGGGGAGAAAATGTCGGCGGCGGAGGTCAAACAGTGAGTTTACCTATATCTTTTGAGGTTGCTTTTACTGCTGTTGTTTCCGCTGACAGTTCTTGGTGTAATGCATCTTGCCATATAACGACAACTACCATCACCACAATGAATTATCAAAGCAATAAGCCTGATATTGCCCAATTAGGTCCAGTACAATGGTTAGCAATTGGTATATAGCCACAGTGGGGATATTATACGGCCGCTGTCGGAGCCATCTACACTGACGTAACCACGCCGGTATCCTTTTCCAGATGTTTTTTTGCTGCATCAATAGACATACTACTAGCCGCATCTACTACTTGGCCGGGAACTACTCAGACTGTTTGGAACATTAACGCATCTACAGCGAACAAATTGCGCTTCATTTGGGCAAAAGCTCCTATAGAATTAGACGGGGCTGTTTGGTTCGGAATATTTATTTAGACAGTGGAGAAATAACCCTGGTTTATGGGCAATACCATTCACAGAATTTGTTGCTGGTGGCATTACCATGACACGCACAGGCTCGCAATCATCGGGAACTTGGTATGGTGATTCCGGAACAATTTCACTAACTGGTTATACAGCTTCATGCGCAACAAATGAAAGTTGGGTATCAAATATTAGCGGATCTGCAATAGCAGTAGGCCTTTAAACAGTGGGGAAAATATACCAATTCTGGTAATGATCGTGTTATAACGTATCCTATTGCGTTCAGTGAGTTATATTATGCGAATGTAATTTCACCAGATAACTGTGAAACTTTCGTCTATGGCATAAGCAACACTAATATTAATTACAGACTTTGTAATGGGTATAATGATGATCGCTGGAACGGAACACAGACGTCAAGGTTGTTCGCTGTAGGACGGTAAACAGTGGGGATATTATGTTGAGTCACAAAATCCAACAGATTATCGTTACTGGTCTATTCCTTTTACATCCCATTATATAACGATGGCAACCAAGACATATTATGAACCTAAAGAGGAAGCAGTACCTTGGTTAGTTGGAACAGATATGCAAAAATTCATTTGCGGATATGGAGCAAACTTTATAGGGAGCAGTTATGTTTCATGTGTTGGCATAGGCTGTTAGCCACAGTGGGGATATCAAAAGCAGTTAACTGTAGAACCAGTAGTTTATCCTCTGCCAGTCAATACCGTTTGCTGCGTCTGGGCACATAGTATCCACGACAGACAAGACCCTGGAACCTACCATTCGATTTTAAGCAAAATAACTCCTGTAGGTGTTCAGATACTTGCTGGCCAGTATAACGCACCAGCTACTGCCTACTCAGGCATTTCTGCCTACTGGGGTATGATAGGGTGGTAAACAGTGGGGATATTCAACTGTCGGCTCAGGCGCTTGGGCTTTAAAATTCAATGGTGTTTATACGGCAGTAGTTGTTGGCGCCCCTGGCTTTCCGGCAAGAGAGTTTTGTGGTTTTACTTTCGATTACACCCTTACTGGATGGAGTTTTACGGCTGGATATAATAGCCCCGTTTCATACATCAGGCCCACCACTACTGCAATTTCACTTGGCTATTGAACAGTGGGGAACGAATACCATAGGCTCCCGCACCACTCGAACTGAAGCATATCCTTTGCCATATTCTGAATTTTGCCTGCCTATCGTATCAGGAAAAGGTTACGTCGGGGGATTAAACTACGGTTTTGGCGTTGGTGTAACCAACTTTGGCCTTACTAGCGTAACTATAGCTAATAACTCCGAAGATTCCAGTTATCGGTGGACTGGTTATACTTACATCGTCGTTGGCGCTTAGCCACAGTGGGGATATGGTAATTCTGAATCAACACAAACATTTCCTCTTAAATATCCCAATACTGTGATTGGAATTTATGGGAGTAAGAGAGCGATAAACTACGAATATACATTTGCAGCAACGAGTATTACAAATACAAATTTTTTCATGTCTACACGTAACTCAGAGGGTAGCAGTAGGGTTATAGCTTGTAACTGGCTGGCTATCGGCCAATAGCCAGCCAAATGAAACTACCAAACCATGGATTGCCGCCATAATTTTGTTTGTATACGTTGAATTTGGTGGTTGTCCAGTTACGTGGCTGTACTTCTGAATCGTAGTTTGTTGGGTTGTTGGTATCGGTGTTTCTTAGTCCGCAAAATAGGGCAAAACAAGCAGAATTAAAATTCACAGGAAATGCGTACCAACCGCTTTCTCCCTCGCTTCCGTTGTTACCAGCGCTATTAATTCCCCACTGTGGCTAAGCGCCAACGACGATGTAAGTATAACCAGTCCACCGATAACTGGAATCTTCGGAGTTATTAG